GCCGACGAAGCCTCCAAGCACGGCAAGACCTTCTCCGCCTTCGGAGCAGAGATTACCCTTAAGGAAGGGAGCCTCACGCCTAATTACGAGGAGGACGAAGTGTATGCCGAACTCAAAGCACAAATGAAAGCGAGGGAGGAACTGCTGAAGATTGCGTTCAGGCAAGCCGGGAAGACCGCTATCTTTGACGAATCCACGGGCGAGCAGGTTCCAGTCTGCACCGCCAAGGCCACCAAAGCGTCCATAGCCGTATCTTTCCGATGAAGCAAGTCATCAACACCATCAAGGCTTTGCGGTTATTGTCGCAGAAGCCTCTAAGAGCCTCTCAGTTGCAAGATATTCTTGGAACGAGCAAAGGGGCCACCTACCGAATTATAAGGGATTTACGGGCCTCAGGAGAGGTCGTAGAGAGAACCCTTTGCACTTACTCAATCAAAACCAAAAATCAAGAACAATGAAAGACGGACAAACAATCGGCCAATGGCTGAACTGGGACTTTAAGGCCAATGGCAGCCTTAAAATTAAAGACAAGAATGGCAACGATATATACTTAGAAGGCAACGATATATACTTAGAAGTTTATGGTGCACGCTGGCGTAAGCGTGAATACGATTCGGATGGCAATCTTATATACGATGAGTGTTCAGAAGGTATAATTGTTGACAACCGCACTCCCAAAATCATCGAACACAACGGACGCAAATACCAACTAATTCCCTAACCAAACCAAAAACCCATGAGTTACACCCCCCAACCCAACACCTTCACTCTCTTCGTTAATGACAAAGGCGACAACCCGAAACGCCCGGACTACCGAGGCGATGCGATCCTGCCTGACGGGACCAAGATGAAACTCTCCTGCTGGCTCAAAGAAGCAGCCAACGGAAAGAAGTTTTTGTCAGGTAAAATGGAGCCGATGCAAGAGCAGACCAGCGGTAAAGTAGAGCCGATTGACCAAAAGGCCAAAGAAAGTATGGAACACCAAGCACATGATTTGCCATTTTAGTGTAAATTTGCAGGCGTACTACATTTACCAATAGACGCATTACTTGTATAGCAGCCAAGTGATGCTACCGATAAAGGGTTCATTCTCTAACCCCTGCCCCGGCTGCTGCTATCAGTCGGGGTTTTTTTTTACCCTTATGAGAGATTCATTCGTCTTTTACCGCTCCTTCCAAAGGAGCATCCAGCACCTCGAAGCAAGTGAGCAACTGGAGGTCTATCACGCAATAATTGCGTACGCACTCGACCAAGTTGAGCCTGAACTCACACGCTACTCACAAGCAGTATGGGAGGCCATAAAACCGCAAATCGCTGCTAATCAGCGTAAATACGAAGCAGGTTTGCGTGGTGGTAAACCAAAGGCTAACCAAGACCTAACCATACCCGAACCATCGGCTAACCTAATGTATAATGATAATGGAAATGATAATGAGAATGTAAATGAAAAGGAGAATGAAAAGGACAATGAAAAGGAGAATGAGAATGTTCAGAGGTTTGACCAATTTTGGACAACATTCCCAAGAAAGACCGACAAGGCAAGAGCCAAGCGTTCCTTCCTACGTTTAACCAAGACCGAGCAAGAACTGGCGGTCAGCAACATTCAACGACTTTACTCCGAAACCCCTGCACAATTCGTTCCGCACCCTTCCACCTACCTCAACGGCAAACGATGGGAGGACCAAGCCATCCAACGAACACCTAACTTCGCCTACTCAAACCTAAACTCCGATGATGAACCCTTACCAGTTGTCCGCTGAACGAAAGTTACTCGGCTGCCTCATGGACAAGTTCGTAAACCGAACCGTCCTCCTAACCCAAATCCCGGAACGCCTGTTCACAGGCAACAACATCCTGCTCTACCGGGCCATTGAATCCCTCCACAAAGCAGAGCGAGAGATTGACATCGTAACCGTTTACAAACACCTCGCAGACCAAGGACAAGCCCATGTACTCCTTGAAGGCATCGACCCCGAAGCAGGGCTTGTCAGCAACTGGAAGACCTACGCCTCCGACCTTCACGACCTTTGGAAAGAGAGGGAAGAGGCGAGGATTATGGAAGAACTCGCCCATGACCGGGACATCCCCAAAGCCTTCCAACGCTATCAGTCCATCCAAGCCGTTGAATCCAACGCCTCCGAATCATCCGCTCACGAACTTGCCAAGGACTTTCTCGCCAACATGAACGAGGTCCGGGAAGGCAGACGCAAGGACCAAATCTATCCGACCTTTATCCGACCGCTTGACAACATCTGCACCGGGTTCAAGCCATCCGAGTTTATCCTCGTAGGTGGTAGGCCAGCGATGGGCAAGACCCTGCTTGCTCTCCAAATAGCGATGAACCAAGCCATGGCCGATATTCCCGTCGTGTTCTTCACGATGGAAATGAGTGCAGACCAATTGACCCAGCGGATGCTTTCCAACCTCGGAACGATGGACGGGGCAGCATTCCTTAAGCCCGACGAGCGTATCACTACGGAGCAGTTCCTGACGTTGGCACAAAAGGCTGACCAACTCAAAGGGAAGCCCTTGTATATCGTGGACCTGCATCAAGCCAACCTCGACCGAATCGAGGGCGAGATAGCAAAACTCAAAGCCAAGTTCGGAATCGTTGGCTTTTACCTTGACTACCTGCAACTCGTGGAGCCTGCCAAGATTGACAAGCCCAAGCCCAAAATAGAGCAGATGACCAACATTAGCAAGCAACTGAAAGCAATCTGCAAGAGGCAAAAGGTGTTCGGGGTCGTGGTTTCTTCGCTTTCAAGGGCAACGGAAGGCAGGGCTGACCATCGTCCCATCATGTCCGACCTTCGGGAAACTGGGCAACTGGAGTTCGATGCCGACAAAATCGCTTTTGTTTATCGTCCATACGAACACGACAAGAGCGCAGAGCAAGACCTGATGGAGGTCATCTTTCGTAAGAACAGGAACGGTAGCCTTGGCATCGCCCAAGTCCAATGTCAACTGCCCTACACCAAAGCCAACGAATATCCTTTATGAACATCCTCGCCTCAATCAGCGGTGGCCGTTCTTCGGCTATGATGTCCTACATCCTGCATACGGACCCTAAATACAAGGACGACAACAAGGTCTTTGTTTTTGCGAACACGGGAATGGAACGACCCGAAACGATTGAGTTTCTTAAAAACTGCGAGAAGTATTGGGGTATCAATATCGTGAAGATTGAAGGTGTTTATTCCGAAACGATGGGCGTAGGGGTAGGATACAAGGTGGTGGAATGGGACGAACTTGCAATCAATGCAGAGCCATTTGATGGGGCGATAATGCAATTAAACAAGGGGGACTACGAGGGATTACCTCACTCAAAAGCCCCATACTGCTCGGATTACTTGAAAACAAGGCCCATCCAAAAGTTTGCGAAGGAATATTTTAAGACCAAAAACTTTGTAACCAGCATCGGGTTCCGGGCAGAAGATATGCCCAAACGAATCTCTTGGCCCGAAATCAAGGCAGAGGACAAGCGAATCTATCCGCTACTGACCGACTTTGAGAAACCAATCGGCCAGCGTGAACTTACGGAGTGGTGGCAGAAACAGCCCTTTGAATTGGGTATCCATTCCAAATTTGGCAACTGCGAACTTTGCTGGAAGAAATCCGATAGGAACATCGTTGAAACAATCCAACACGGAACCCGATTCGTGGGCTGGTGGGCCAAGCATGAGCAGAAATACGGCCACACAAGTTTTAGGGGCAACAAATCCATCAACGACTATGTGAAGATGGCCCAGCAAGGAACCCCGATGGAATTTGATTTTGACCAAGAAGATTTTAATTGTATGTGCTAATGACACCCGAATACACCCTGCAAGCAGCCTGCGTCAAGTTGTTCAAACTCTTGAAGCCCCACGAAGAAGGGCGGTTGTTCCTGAACCTCAACAACCCCCGAAGCCGAACGAACGGTCATTTTCTCAAAGGCATCGGCCTGACCGCTGGGGTTGCAGACATGACCTATCTCTCCGACAAAGGAGCCATCTTCTTGGAGTTCAAAGCCGAGAAAGGCAAGCAGTCCCTCTCGCAAAAGTGGTGGGAGTCAGTCGTCCAAGAGGCAGGCTACCGATACGAGGTCATCCGAAGCGTTGAGGATTTTCAGCGAGTGGTTGCAAGTGTGGAATAATTGTGTAGATTTGTCCCATGCGATACCTACTGCTGCTCCTGCTGACCGCTTGCACCAACGACCGCCCTTGGAAGGTGATTGAGGTCCGGGCCAAGGGTAACGCCTGCGAGTATGTGCTATCCCGCTCCAACGGATTCGGGCCGCAGGTCAAGACCCTGACCGATTCTTGTGGTGCGTACAAACTATTTCAAACCTTAAACCTATGAAACGATTTTTAGTGTTTGCAGGTGATGCCTATTATCCTGAAGGAGGGATGAATGATTTTCAAGAGGACTTTGACACCTTGGAAGAGGCAAGAAGTTTTGAATCAAAAATCAAAGAAGAGTTTAAATCTATATGGAAGGACAGCTGGAAGAACTTCAAATGGACTGAAATTTGGGATTCGGAAACACGAACCCACGTTTAATACGCAATCGATAACCGTCAGCCTACACGCTGACAAAACCTCCCCCATCGTTAGCCTATAATCTTACCAACCAAACCCCAACCCCATGAAAACCACACCAATCGATTTCCGACGCTGGCAACTGCATATCCGCAAGGAGTGCGTCAACTGCAACCGCCCCGACAAATCCGAAACCATCAAGGCGTGGTCCGTGAACTGGACCCTGCTCGGTCGTATCCTCCAAGCCAAAAACGCCTGAC